GATGTCCGTCAGCCCGGACACCATCACCCGCCGCATCAACGCAGGCTGCTGCGGGCCGGACGGCGTGATCGAGCTGGGCGGCCGGCGGCGCATCACCGAGCAGGGGCTGGCCGCGCTGGAAGCAGCCTGCCGCTGGAAGTTCGCCTGAAAGGAGGCAACCAAATGCTGTATGAATTGAACCGTTACGAGGCGATGACCTTGCAGGACGCCTGTGTGGCGGCCCAGTGCCGGGCGGAGGAAAACGCCGAATCGGCCGAGCTCTGCGCAAACAACCAGCACTTGCCGAAGGCCGATCGCGCCAGCGCGGCCCGGGTGGCCAAGTGGTACCAGGAGCGGGCTGACGCCTTTAAATCCGTCAGCAAGGCACTCGACGAGGGCCGGGAGCTCACCACCCTGGCGCAGGCCAAGGAGGCGCTGGAACGATGAGGGTTTTGCTGAGCCTGCTGCCCTGGCTGGGGCTGGCAGCGCTGATCTGGTACGTAGCCGCCTGTGTGGCGGCCGACAAAAAGCCCAAAGCAGCCCCGACGGCGGCGCTGATGCTGGCCACCTGGCTGCTGGCAATGTGGGCGAGCTGAAGGAGGACTGAGGATGGAAACTTACATCTTTGTACAGAAAAAGGCCGCCTCGGCTGCAACCCGGGACGACCTGAAGGGTGCCAAACCTGCACGGCGTGGCACCGCTACTATCTTACCCCACCACCTGCCCCGCGTCAACTGGGGCGGAATTTTCGGCGGCCTGCTGGGCGCCCTGGCCGCGGCTGCCATCTGGGTGCCGGTGGCCTACCTGACCCGCGGCTACTGGGCCGTGGGCGGCGAAGTGTTTTTGATTGGCCTGGCCGCTGGGCTGGGTGCATGGCTGGGAGGTGACCAACGTGGCTGACGTTGAGATCGACCGGGAGACCTTGGGCTGGATGCGCAGCCTCTATCACGAGGCCCGCAGCAAGACCAAGGCCATCCCGATCCTGGCCCAGTGCACCGGGCTGACCCACGCACAAGTCCGTGCAGCATTGGGCCTGCCGGAGCCGGCAGCCAAACGCAGCGCCAAGAAAGACCGCGCGCTGGCCCTGCTGGCCCGGGGCTACCCGCAGCATCGCGTGGCCATCATGGTGGGGGTCGCCCCTGTAACCGTTAGAGACTGGGCCAAGCGGGCCCGAGAAGAAGGACGCCATGAAGTGTGATATGAACTGTGCGACCTGCACCCGCCCGGCCAAGAAGTGCCACGGCGGCAGCTACCACACCCCTTACACCTGCCGGGATTGCGTGCCCACGAAAAAGCCTCGCGAGGGCCGAACGCCCGAGTACATGCCCGCGCTGCACCGCTGCGGGCGCAAAGTAAAGGAGAAATAAAAATGATGCGAGACAGCATGGAAATCATGGAAAATCTGGCTGCTGCGGCAAAGGGCAGTGCAGACGAACGGCGCGAGCCGCTGGTGGACATCGACTACATCGGTGTGCTGAGCTACGCGTGCGGCAATCTGGAGCTCGGCGATCGCTACCTAAACGGCATTCTGACCCAGCTGCTGGCGGGCAAAGGTCCGTTTCAGTCTTTTGCAGGCCGTGTCCGCCTGATCATCGAAGAATACTCCCAGAGCCGCGGGATCCCCGCGCTGCCCGAAAAGGAGGAGAGCAAAGAATGACCCTCTACGAAATTGACCAGGCCATCCTGGCCTGCATCGACACGGAAACCGGAGAGCTGATCGACGAGGCGGCACTGGTAAGCCTCCAGATGGAGCGGGCCGATAAAATTCGGAATGTCGCCCTGTGGGTGAAGAACCTGAATGCGTCCGTGGTGGCCTTAAAGGCCGAGCGGGATGCGTTCGACGAGCGGCTGAAAGCCGCCCAGAAGAAGGCCGACGCCCTGAAGCAGTATCTTGCGGATGCTTTGGGCGGTGAGAAGTTCACGGCGGATGAATGCGTGGTGAGCTTCCGGCGGTCGGCCTCAGTGTGCGTGTTTGATGAGCAGGCACTCCCCGCCGCCTACATTACCGAAAAGATTACCCGCAGCCCTGACAAGGCTGCCATCAAGGCCGCCATCAAATCCGGCGCGGAGGTGCCGGGCGCGGCGCTTGTGGACAACCTGAACGTGCAAATCAAGTAACAAGGAGAAAGAACAATGGCAATCATCGCAATGCTTTACGGCCAGTCCGGAACCGGCAAATCCACCAGCATCCGGAATTTCACGCCGAACGACGTGGCCGTGATCAACGTATCCGGCAAACCTTTGCCCTTCCGCTCGCCGCTGCGCACCCTGAACACCGACAACTACGAACGCATTGACGACGCCCTGCAGCGCATCAAGCAGCCTTCCATCATCATCGACGATGCCACTTACTTGATGACCAACGAGTTCATGCGCACGGCCAGAATCTCCGGCTATCAGAAATTCACCGACATGGCTCTGAACTACTACATGCTGGTGCGCCGGGCGGCGGCTCTGCCTGAGGACAAAATCGTTTATTTTATCGGCCACTCCGAGACGGACGACAAGGGGAACGAAAAGTTCAAGACCGTCGGCAAGCTGCTGGACGAAAAGGTCACGCTGGAAGGCCTGTACACCATCGTGCTGAAAACCGTGGTGCAGGATGGCCACTACTTCTTCGCCACCCACAACAGCGGCCGCGACACGGTGAAAAGCCCCCTGGGAATGTTTGAGGACGACCTCATCCCCAACGACCTGGCCGCGGTGGACAAGATCATCCGCGAGTACTACGGCATGACGAAGGAGACCGCTCATGGATAAGCTGGTTTTTCGCGCCAAGGGCTACACCGGCGAGTGCGGCAATCTGGTGCGCATTCGCCCCGATGCATCCCTGATGGTGAGCGATCTGATGCAGCGCACGGGTCTTTCGGCCTGCAAGATCGTCTCCGCCATGATTCAATACGCCTATAACAACTGTGAAGTACTGGGAGAGGAAAAATGAAAAACATTGACTGGAACAACGTAAGCGAAGCAACCGACGCCCGCCTGACCCCCGGCGGCTATGTGTGCGGCATTGTCCGAGCCGAGGATGTGCCCGAAAAGGAATACCTGCGCATTGAATTTGACATTGCCGACGGCCCCTTCAAGAACTATTTCCGAGAGCTGCGCGACCGGCTGGCGCTGGACAAGTGGCCCGGCGGCGGCACCCTGATCCGCAGCTACAAGCCCAAAGCGCAGCCGTTCTTTAAGGCATTTCTCACCAGCGTGCAGGTCTCGAACCGGGGCTATGTCTTCCAGAACGACGAGGCCACCCTGGCGCGCAAGCGGGTGGGCCTGGTGCTGGGTGAGGAAGAGTACGAGTACAACGGCGAGATCAAGACCCGGCTGCGGGTGGTCGCTGTGCGCAGCGTAAAGGCCATTCTGGACGGTGATTTTACCGTGCCGCCCAAGAAACTGCTGGAGCCGGAAGCTCGGCCCGCGGACACGAATTTCACCATCCTGGATGACAGCGGCGACCTTCCCTTCTGATGATGCGCCATGTTTCCCGCCGCCCCATGAACCGCCGCCGCGCCGCAAATGAGCCGGTGCGCCGCTGCATGGGCCTGCCGCCGGAGGTGTTCGGTCGCATTGTGCAGGCAGTGCCCATGCAGGCAGCCGCTGAGCGGTACGGGCTGCGCCCCGATGCCCATGGCTGGTGCTGCTGCCCCTTTCACAGCGAAAAGACGCCCAGCTTTAAGATTTACCCCGGCACAGGCGGCTTTTACTGCTTTGGCTGCGGGGCGGGCGGCGATGTGGTGAGCTTTGCCGAAAAGCTCTTTGGGCTTTCTCCGGCAGCGGCCGCCCGGCGTCTGGATGCCGACTTCGGCCTCGGCCTGTTTGAAGCTCCGGCATCGGCTGCCTCTGATAACTGGCAGCAACGCCGGGCCGAGCGGCTGGCTGCCGAAGCCGCCGCCGAACAGGCTCGCTGGGCTGTAACGCTGGTACTGCGGGGCATTTATGCCCTGCCCCGGCCGCGCCCCGGGCAAGACCGCTGGGCTGCCCGGTACGCGCTGGAGCTGGCAAATGCCGAGTATCTGGAATACATCAAGGAAGAAGGTGATGCTTGATTGAGCTACACAAAAGAAGACTATCTGGAGACGGACAAGCCCTTTGCCGAGCTGTTCGCCGTAAAGAACGCATTTGACCAGAAGCGCCGGCTGGAAAAGATGGCCGCGGCGGCCAAGGAAGCGGGCGTGCCCAATTTCAAGGCCCTGTACAAGGCCTATTGTGAGAGCCAGCGGGCCGCCTTTTTGCCGGAAGAAAACCTCACCAGCGCGCAGGGCCAGCCCCTGGAGCTGAACTGCGGCGACTGGGTGGTGGACGAGTTCGGTGTGCGGCGCGGCGTTGGCATGAGCGAAGTGGTGGCCTGCCAGTTTCCCGTCTTGCTGACACGGCGCTTTGAAAACATTGACACCGGGGCCGAAAAGGTCGAGTTCGCCTTCCGCAAGGGCGGCTGCTGGCGCAGGCTGATCGTGCCGTGCAGTCAGTACGCCGTGCCCAAAGAGCTGGTCAAGCTCTCAGACGCAGGGCTGGGCATCAACATCCGCATGGCAAACGATCTGAGCGACTATCTCACCGACCTGTACAGCCTGAACTACGACCGGCTTCCGGTGAGCAAGTCGGTCGGCCGGCTGGGCTGGGTAAGCGAGGGCCGGTTCAGCCCCTATGTACAGGATCTTGTGTACGACGGCGGGCCGGAATATGCCGCCATTTTCAGCGCGACCCACCCCGCCGGGGAGTACGCCGCCTGGAAAGAGGCCACCATTGCCTTCCGGCGCGAAGGCTGCGCCGCCCGCATTGTGCTGGCCGCCAGCTTTGCCAGTGTGTTGGTGAAGCCGCTGGGGGTGCTGCCGTTCTTTGTGCACCTGTGGGGCGTGGATTCTTCTACCGGTAAAACCGTTGCCCTGATGGCAGCGGCGTCCGTATGGGCCAGCCCCGAAATGGGCAAATACATCAAAACCTTTGACGGCACCGATGTGGGCTATGAGCGCACGGCTGCATTTTTAAACAGCCTGCCCATGTGCATTGACGAGCTTCAACTTGCCAAAAACGCCCGCGGGCAGGTGGTGTTCAGCGTGTACCGCCTCAGCCAGGGCGCCGGGCGCATCCGCGGCAATAAAGCCGGCGGTGTGGACGTCACCCCTACCTGGGCCAACGCCATGATCACCACCGGCGAGACCCCTATCAACACGCTGGGCGCCGGTGCCGGGGCCGTAAACCGTGTGATCGAGATCGAGTGCACCAGTGCCCACAAGGTAGTGCAGGACGGCCACGCCGCCGCCCAGGCCTTCCGCACTCATTACGGTCACGCCGGGCGGGAGTTTGTGCAGCAGCTTTTGCAGCCGGGCGCACTGGACAAGGCAAAGGCCCTGTACGACACAGCCTTCGCGGCGCTGAACTCGGCCGAAACCACCGACAAACAGGCCATGGCGGCCGCTCTGATCGTGGCGGCGGACCAGCTCGCCACCGCGTGGATCTTCCGAGACGGAAACGCCCTCACCGCCGCCGACCTGGGGCAGTTTCTCGCCAGCCGGGAAGCGGTCTCGCTGGGCGCACGTGGCTACGAGTATATGTGCGACTGGGTGGGTCAGAACCTGAACCGGCTTCGGCCAGAGACGGCCACAGGCGACATCTACGGACTGCTGGACGGCGACTGGGTGTACATCATCAACTCAGTGTTCCGCCGTGTGGCCGACGAGGCAGGCTACAACCCCACCGCCCTGCTCAGCTACCTGAAAAGCGCGGACCTCATCCGCACCAGCGGGGGCAAAAGCACGATCGCAAAGCGCATCAGCGGCAGCGTAGTGCGCTGCGTCTGCCTGCATCTCGCACCGGATTGTGAACAATCTGACGACGATTGTGTAAATTCAGAGCTTTTGTAGCACCTTCGTAACACCTTCCACGGCGGCAGGTGTTACGTAAAACAAACGCACCAACGTCCAAAAACGTCATTGTAACACCGTAACACCTGTAACACACCATAAACACACTATATAGAGAAACACATACCCCCCAATAGAGAGGGGGGTGTGTGAAGCCCTTATAGAGTTTGTGCAAAGAGGTGTTACGGTGTTACACCCATGATTTTCATCTATACATCGTTCAAAAAGCGTAACACCCCCAGGTGTTACGGGGGTGTTATGGGTGTTACGCTTAATTCGCTTAAATTTACGCTTAAATTTAAGCGTAAATCAATGAACAGGAGGTTCCTATGGAAGCAGATTCCATTACCCTGCGCCCGTACCAACAGGAATGCCTGGCGGCCATTGAGGCCAAAGGCTCCGGCGCATATCTGTGCCGCCTGGCCACGGGCATGGGCAAAACCGTGATTTTTACACACCTGCCCTTTCACGGGCGAATGCTTATTTTATCCCATCGCGAAGAACTTGTCCAGCAGCCCCTGAAATACTTTCGCTGCACCACCGGCGTGGAGCAGGGCGCGCAGCACGCCCCGCCGGGGGCTGCGGTGGTCAGCGCCTCGGTGCAGAGCCTTGCGCGCCGCCTTGACCGGTATGCCCCCGATGCCTTCGACGTGATCGTGGTGGACGAAGCACACCATGCAGCCGCAAAGAGCTACCGTCGGATCCTGGACCACTTCCGCCCGCGGCTGCTGCTGGGCTTCACCGCGACGCCCAACCGGGCCGACCATGCCCGGCTGAATGGCGTATTCAGCGAGATCCTCTTTGACCGTGATCTGCGCTGGGGCATCCGCAACGGGTATCTGTCGGACATCGACTGCAAGCGGGTGAACATCGGCTATGACCTGCGTGGTGTGCACACCCGCGGCGGTGACTACGCCCCCGGCGAGCTGGCCGAAGCCATGGAGGGCACCGCGGATGCCATTGCACAGGCCTACCGTGATCTGGCCAAAGGTGCCACCCTGGTCTTTGCCGTAAGCGTGGCCCAGTGCCACGAGATTGCAAAGCGTATTCCCGGTGCCGAGGTGGTCACCGGCGAGACGAAAAACCGGGCCGAGATCATCGCCCGGTTCACGGCCGGAGAAATCCCGTGCCTTGTCAACTGCATGGTGTTCACCGAGGGCACGGACATTCCCCGGGTGGAGACGGTGATCATCGCACGGCCCACCCAGTCCGACGGGCTGTACACCCAGATGGTGGGCCGCGGCCTGCGGCTGTATCCGGGCAAGCAGCGCCTGACCCTCATTGACTGCGTGGGCGTGACCGGCAAGGCCAGCCTGTGCACGGCCCCCACCCTGCTGGGCATTGACCTGACGGACGTGCCGCCCAAGCGCCTGCAGGATGTGCAGGGCCTGCTGTTTGAGCTGCCGGATAAGGCCGAGCGCGCCGCTGACTGCCCCCAGAGCTGGATTCGCAACATCACCACGGTGGATCTGTGGGCCAAGGAGCAAAAGTATACCACCCATGGGGTGAACTATTTCCGGATGCCGGACGGCCGGATGGTGTGCAGCCTGCTGAAGGGCCAGTGCATCGTCATCCCCAAAGCGGACGAGCTGGGCAATGTGCACTTCGGCGGGCAGTACATGCCCATGCAGGAGGCGCTGGACCGCACCTACACCCACCTGAAGGAAGCATATCCCGACCAGGAATACCTGTGGAACGTGGAGCGGGTCAAGCGCTGGCGGAATGCCCCCGCCACCGAAAAGCAGATGCAGCTCATCCGCCGGATCGCCAAAGGCCGGTACGAGCTGCCGGACGAGATGAACAAGCTGGAGGCCAGCCTTGTGCTGAGCCGCCTGCTGAACCGGAGGTGAGCCCATGGCCGAAGCAAAGCGCCACAACCTTGACCTCTCCAAAGAGGACGGGCACCAGTATGCGCTGATGCTGTGGGCGCAGCAGGCCTCTGTACGGCATCAATGGCCGGAACTGGCCCTGCTGTACCACATCGAGAACGAGCGCCAATGCAGCCCCCAGCAGGCAGCCCGCCGCAAGCGGATGGGGGTAAAGCGGGGCGTGCCGGATCTGTGCCTGCCGGTAAGACGCGGCCCATACGCCGGCCTGTACATCGAACTGAAGACCCCCGCCGGGCGGCCGTCACCGGAGCAGACCTGGTGGGTGCACCAGCTGCAAGGGGCCGGATACGACGCCCGCATTTGCTATGGCTGGGAGGCCGCACGCGATGAAATCCTGCACTACCTGAACCTTGCGGTGGACGAAGTATGACGGCCGCCGAACTGGAGCGCCGGGCAGCGGCCGGATTGAGCATGCCTGAACGCTTAACCGCGCCGGAAGGCCTGCTGTATCTGAGCCTGCGCCGGATCTATCACGATTGGCACACCGGCCTTTTGCCAAAACCCGAGGCAAAGCGCGAAAAGCAGCAGGTTTTGGCGCAATATGAGCGCTATGCAGCGGCATTGGAGGAAACCCAGCATCTGTGCAGGATTTTTGTGGACGTAACGAAGGACACCGAGGCACTGCGCAGGGCCTACCACCTGGCAAAGCACAAGGGTGCCGCCCCGGACGAACTGCTGGGCCTTGCCTGCCAGATCATCCGCACGGCTACGGGAGATAAAACGTTTTGACGATTACCTAGGAGGAGAACTATGGCTCAGAATTACGATCCGACCACGGGAATAACGCCCGCGGAACTGCATCAACTGCGGCGACTGGAATCTGAACGCCGGCCTGAGGCTTGTTTGGGCTGCGGACTGGAACACGGGTGCAGCCTGCATGGCTGTGCGGTGTTGCGCAAGGCTGTGCATCTTTTGGCCCCGCCGCCTATCCCCCGTGACCAGTATGCCGACCTGGCCGCACTCGAATAACGGAGGTACGCCATGACAAAAGAAGACTATCAGGCGCTCACAGCCTGGCTGTGGCGATACCGGCAAGCCCTGCGGGAAGAAACCCGCCTGCGGGAACGCATCCGCACCGCTACGGCACGGGCCACAGCCACCACGCCCTGCCTGTCCCTGACCATGGGGCGCAGCGGGCCTGGCGACAAGATCGGCGCGGCCGTGGAGCTGCTGGTGGCCGAGCAGGCCACCCTGTGCGACCAGCTGGCCACAACGCACACGATTCTGGAGGAGATCACCAAAGCCATTTCGGGGCTGGAGGACCCCATGCAGCGGGAGGTGCTGGAGCTTCGGTACGTGGATGGGCTGAAATGGTGGCAGATTGCCAACCGGATGTACATCAGCGAGCGCTGGGTGCGCAGCCTGCACCGCAAAGCACTGGAGGTAATGCAAAAGAGTTCCGCTCAGTTCCGCTTTTCCGGCGTAGAATAATACCATGGAGCCGGACGGAAAGAGGGAACCCCTTCGGCTCCCACGCGAACCTCCATTGTTCTTTTTCTCCAGGCGCGCCGGCAGCCCGCGCCACTCAGTAGTCTGCCACACACCAAGCACCGACCCATCCGCAAGCAGGGCCGGTGCTTTTTATATCCTCGACCCCGCCGCACGAAGCGGGGCCGCGGCCGGATCTCTTGTCGCGGGATCTCACATTGCACGCCCTGGCCGCTCTGGGTGAGTGAGCGGCACCTTTGCCCTGGTGATCGGGCAGATTCCAGACAGCCCCGGCGGGCGGGAGATGCGCACACATTTTTGGACCAAAAACATCCGTCCGTGCGCCGCCGGGGATTTTTATGACTATTTCAAGAGAGAGGTGGTGACGTGCCCCGTGAAGATGGATATAAAAACCTGGTCCCCATGGACCAGAGAAGCAAGGAAGAAGCCAGGTCTCTGGGGCAGGCGGGCGGCATTGCCAGCGGCGAGGCACGCCGCCGCAAACGCAGCCTGCGTCAGGCCGCCGATCTCTATCTTTCTCTGCCGGTTTCGGACAAGCGCCTGTACAACCGGCTGGCCCGCCGGTATATCGCCCCCGAGGACATTGACAACCAGATGGCCGTGATCGTGGGGCTGACCGAGGCAGCCGCGGCAGGTGACGCCCGGGCGGCAAGTGTGCTGGCGAAACTGCTGGGCGAAGAGACCCCGCCCAAGGACACCGGCGAGGAC